CAAAAGAATTTTAAAAACTGTTGAAATATTCAGCAACCACTATATTGAAAGATTTAAACAGTTAATGGAAGAGGGCCGCAAGGAGGATGCACTTTCAATAGCTCAGGAATATATTGATAATGGAGAAGTTGAGAGTGATGACTACCAGTGGTTTTATGTTAATTATCTTAAAAAAAAGTGAGCCCTCTAAATTGTCCCTATAGTAACGATATTAAAAAAATTATGATACAAAAATTTATTGAAGTCCCAAATACAAATATTAAAGAACCAGTTACAGGTTTTGCTGATGATCTATTATATGACATGGCTCAAGAGTATGGATATGCAGAACTTGTATGGTATGCTCTTAACGGAAAAAGAGTTGTCGAGGGTTCATATTCCGATAAGGATTAATTGAGCCCTTTAAATTGTCCCTATGGTAACGATACGAATAAAATTATGACAAATATTGAAACAAAAATCAAAAAATTCCTTGAAAATGAGATTCAAGCATCAAGAGAAGTTATTGCAGAATACACATTCGAGCAAAGACCTAAGTGTGATGATGGATCTGATGATTTTATTGAAGGTCAATTCGATCTAGCAGAGAGACTATTATCTCAATCAAAGAGTGGCAACAATAATTGAGCCCTTTAAATTGTCCCTATAGTAACGATACGAATGAAATTATGACCACACTTGAAATGACCGATTTAAAAACAAGAGTCGCAAACTGGACTCAAACTTATGCAGATGCAATAACTGAGAATTATAGACGTTATCATCTAAATATGCTCACCAGAGAAGGCCACCCATATCCAGAGTATGCGAAGGAGCAACTTGACGAGATCGAGAATGGAACAGCAAATTTAATGTATTTTACTATTAATAATGGTAAAAAATATTATAAAATTGTCCAGATGGAATTTGATACCTTTCAGAATCGCAACGAATATAGAGAGGGCTCTGTTCACGCATTTGTGAATAAAGAAACTGGTCAAGTTTATAAACCTGCATCATGGAACAGACCAGCTAAGCATGTTAGATATGATATGAGAATCATTAAAGAGAGAGAATTTTTATTCAACTCTAATAACACTAGCTGGGCAGGTGGTTATCTCTACATGAGATAATCCACCCATTTAAAACATTTTACAGGGCTTCATTTTAAATTAAGCAAATAAAAATTAAATGAGCCCTCTAAATTGTCCCTATAGTAACAGTATTATTCAAATTATGACAGACAATAAAACAGACAGAATCATCAAAAGAATCCTTGAAGTTGACAACTTTCAAAATATGGCATCTTGTTGTGATGACTTCGCAGACTTTGTAACAGAAATCCTAGAGTGGGGAGTCGATCATATTGCAGGAGTTGATTTTTTCGATTCTTACAAGTCATTCAGAGACTTCACATTTAACCCTGAGTTAGACATCAAAAAACTTAATGCTTTCATATCAGATCAATAATTAACTGGTGGGCATCTAATGGGTAAGATATGCTTTCTTACAACAATCATTAAATGTAAGACCCACCATTTAAAACAATTTACAGGGCTCACATCAGGCATTTTTTTACCAACCCAGCCATCACACACAAATTAACAGAAAGTGAGCCCTCTAAATTGTACCTATTGTATAAGTAAACACTATTTTTAAACATTATGAGAAAAATTGAAACACAAATGAATCAAGCAATCAGGGGCCAAAGAAACTGGGCAGGTTCTAATACTACAGTAATGACTGATGATGCAGGTTTATACTCTACAGTTTACCTACATGGAAACAAAATTGCTTCCTACTCTCATGTAGATAGAAGTATTGAAATTTTAGATGGCGGTTGGCAATCAGTTACCACTAAGTCCAGATTAAATGCACTATTAGACGAGTTTAAACCTGGCTTTGGAGTATTTCAAAAGAACTGGGAGTGGTTTATTTCAGACCGCTTAAACAATAAAGTTTTTCCTTTCATATCAGGTGGTTTAATCACTTAATAATTATGATTAACTGGAAGTATTAGGGAGGTTATTTAATAATCTTCCCTTTTATTTCTTCTTACTAATTATCAGATAACCGCCCAGATTCTCTTCCTTACGAGATACGAAAGCGATTTTTTTTACAACATTAATTATTAATTATGAAAACAGATTACACACATAAAATGTTAGAAACTGTAAGAAACTTTTTTACAGATGATGAATGGAACGCTATTGAACATTCACTTGCTGATTATCAAGATTATGGAGATAATGAAGCTGAGTTAGTATCACAAATTGATTATAAGATTTACAAATTATTTAACACAAATTCACTCAAAATTACCGATCTTAAATAACATGAACTACAATGAAATTCGCAGACTATATGATAACGTAAACAATGACGAGTTAGTATCACAAACTGCGTACGAATTTGAGATATATGATGATTATTATTATCAGTTATTTCACCATTATTCAGTAACAAATAGTGAGGATAATCATGGCTAAATCACATCACAAATTCAAGAAGGAATTAAAAGTATTAATGTTAAATAATGGATTCAAATTAGCAAGGGAAAATAAACATTTAG